AGGGCCAGAACCGAAAGGGAACGACTGACCATCGGCGAGACTGTTATCAAAATAGTCATCAGCGGTGTAATTACGATCACGGTAGTAATCGAACCATATACGCTGATAACCCATAAAAGGAAGCATATCGATAGCAACGCCATTATACTGAGATGCCGTATAACCTGGAAGATCTGAAAGTATGGGACAACCCATATAGTCCCAGAGAGAGGACTTATTAAGAGATCCAAGATTAGCAAGATAATACCCGAGATCATTAAGACGGGGAGGTATAGGAGCCTCACTGGGATCAGCTTCCACACCAAGACGACCACCAGTGATAAAGGTCTCCCACTCATTCCATTGAATGCGATTAGCAACAAAGAAGAAATGTACGAATAGATGAATCTCATCGTAAATGGGAGCGAGAAGAGGAGCAAGACGAAGCAATATTTCGGAAGAACCAGAGAATGTATCTCCGGGAATAGCTTCGACACATAGAACGGGAGTTAATCGACCCATACGGGTCGATGACCTCTTGAAATGAGAGAGATCAAATTGAGAGCGTTGGGGCTTCTTAAGCTGCACGCTAGTAAAACCTGCGAATTTACTCATATTAGAAAGTTAATAGTGATTTAGACTTGTCAGTAATGCGCTGAGCGAGCATACGTCGCTGTTCAGCGCGATAGGCGAGAGGGTCCTTCATAGCTGCACGAAGAGGATGACGTAGCCAAGCAACGTCTGCCCTGTAAGCATTATTAGCTGTATAGACTGCAATACGAAGACAGTCAAGCTTAGAAAATATCTTAGCCTTATAGTAACGAGGAAGATGGCGTTTAACGCCATCCATTATAGCATAGTTACGACGATCAGCCTGGTGCCAGGCGATCATTTCAGGAGTAAGATAAGAGTGTCCGAGTCCAGGCTTACGGGACATAAGTGAAAAAGGACGAACACGATTAGACAGCATGAAAGGACCCTTAGAATTAACAATATAGCCCAACGTATAGGCTATGGACTGCTGGGTAACGGTACCAATATGTACTGTACCGTATTTCCAGGACGATCGGATCAGGTCCTCAGGGACCGATCCGAACAAGATGATGTGATAGTGCGGACGAAAATGCCAGCTACCATACTCACCAACTGCGTAGTAGCGAATCTTATAACCAGCTTTACGAACAAGCTTGAACCACAACTGTAGATGTCGCTTATGAAGCTGAGGCTGGCCATGTTTCCAAACCAGGTGAGGAGTAGCATACGTAAGCGTTACAAACCGCTTATCGAGATGAAGCTTAGCCTCCTGATTAAGACGTAAAATCCAGTCTGCACGGCGAGTAGCCGTGCAGAAGGGACATTTACCGCAAGGAACATATATGTCCTGCTTAGGGACATAGAACGGTTTCATACACTCCATGGGAATAAAGCAAGTTGATCACCTGGGAGATAATAGCGAACCATAATGCGCCGATTACGACGATTATGATGAAGCCACAAGAGCGGAAAGTACGCTCTGGCGTAACGGCATGCCATGATGAACTTTTTCATAGCTTAATGCCTCCACGGCGCATGGTATAAGTACCAAGAGACTTGCCGCGGCCACGGCCACGGCGACGGTGTGAAGAGCGGCCACGGCCGCGCTTAAAGGATCTTCTTCTCATAAAGCTTTCATTAAAAGTAATTGAATGAATTGAACAATGTGCTGAGGGGTAATATCCCCATCTGTCATAAAACGCTTTTGAACCTCGAGTATAGCGTTCTGAAATTCCTTAGACTTAAGGATCTCGGCTTTAATAGCCTGATCCTGTGTGCCGAGGTTGAACTTTTGAACAAGGAGATCGGTCTCCTTGTAGATCTTTACGATCTGTGCGTTACCGAGACCAGCTTCGTTAACATTACGAATAGACTGACCTGTGACCTGCTTCTCCTTGAGAAGCGCAGTAGCTTTTAAGTTATCAATGATAGCAGAGAAAGCCCCATCATTAAGAAGGGGATTCTTTTCCAAAACACGAGCTTGGAGACGATTGACCTCAACCATAGCGGTACGTTGCATAGTCTGAGCATTTTGGGCGTTAACCTGAGACTGCATGAGACGGTTCTGGTTGAAAGCCTGTAAGGTATCCATCGCGTTAGTACGCGTCTGGAAGTCGGCCGGCTTAATGTCCGGATAAGACAACGGGGCAGTCTGATTACCAGGACTACCCTGCCCGTAGATAAGATTAGGATTAAGACCAGCGGCCTGGAACCTCTGCATCTGATTTTCAGGCTTGTTATACTCCAACTGCTGATTGAGGTACTTCTGATTAGCATCATTCTGAGTTTTAGCGAGAGCCTGGTTAGCTGCTGCCTGACGTTCAGCACCTTTTTTCTGCTGCTGACCGGCGATGAGGCTACCCACCAGGGCAACCACACCAGCAATAATAGCACCCCACATCAGTTGGAATGGCCATTAGCCTTAGCATTCTGGGCGTTTGAATAACGCCCGGCAATGAAATGTGCAACCTGCTCGAGCAGATCGGGATCGGAAGCGATAGCATTAAGACAAGCTATAGCAACGGAGAGGTCCTTGATAAGATACTGACGTATCATAGCAGGAGAGGTTAGTGATGCGTCGACGGCTCCTTGAGCCTCGGACGCGGAAGGTATGTTCTTTTCCATAATACGAACATACGAATATATAAGTGACTGTGCAAGAGCACGGTGTCACTTGGCAAAGTAAATCAAGCGGATTACTTTGCGGAGACCTGGCAAGCCAGGTCTGGAGGCGCCCGGGGCGGGCTTGGGAGGCGTTTTACGCGGATGGTCGCAAGCTCCCTGGGTCGTCGCAAGCTCCTCCGGCGGTCGCAAGCTCCCGAGACGGTATACAACGCCTCCCTGGCCCGCCCCAGGGCCTCGCATAGCTCGGCCCTGGGGCGGGCCTTGAGTAGATAAGGATAAAAAAAAGAGGGCTGTAAAGCCCTCTAATAAGATAAATTGAGGATCAGAGATATGATCCAATAGAGAAGCACGCGCGCCTGAGGGACGCGCGCGATAGGTTGCTCACGCAGGCGGCGAAGCCGGCGGAGCCTGCCCCTGACCAGGGCTACCTGTCACGACCCCTGAAGGGGTGGGCCCTGGAGCGGGACTCTCCACCGGCTTCTTCGATAGATTGTCGTGATAGTCCTTAACGTCCCGCAAACGATTGCGGATGTTTTGAGCACGCTCGTGACGTACAGTAAGGTCCTCATGCTGCATCTTTTCAAGATCGCCGAGATTCTCGGCGTAGGTCCCGTCGTGTTCGACGGGAAGAGACTCCTTACGAATGAAGCGTAGAAGAATGTCACGTAGCGTAAGGTTCTGATTAGGAACAGTAATAGACTTCTCCTTAGAGAAGTCTTGGCCGACGACTTTAACGTTAGGCCAAAGGTGGAGATTACTCATGAGAAACCAAGATTGTTAGGTGTACCAAAATAAGGAAGACAGCGTACAACGGTGAGGCTGTTATGGACATACATCCAGAAGTTATCGCCATCACCGTTAACAGCGAAGATACGATCCTGGGAAGCACTGTCGAATTCGACAAAACCAGCACCCAAGGTAGGACTGCCACCAAACTGTCGAGTAAGTGTCCAGAAGAGCAATGTGTCATGAAAGTCACCATGATTAGAGTTAGCAATAAATTTCCAGTCCGCATAGCGAGACTGATAGCCAAATAAGGCTTTAGTTGAGAGGTTAGAGCCAGAGCCAAAGAGCTCTGCTTTAAATACCTCCTGTTCGCCCAACTTGGCGAACGTAGGGAACGGATAATCAAGGAAATAACGACGCTGGAAGAACATGCGCGGAAAACCCTGATGGTAAGAAGCAGGATTCATAATAGAGGCGATACCAATGATAAGCCCGTGCTCCGGACAAAAGTAACGGAAGCGATTAGTATTACCATAAGTCTGGCCGTGACCGGCCAGGTTAGCAAGAGGGACGACGCCAGTGCCGTCGTCAGAGTAAGCAGTAGAAACGATCTCTGAGATCTTAACAGGGATACGACCACCGCCGATATACTCGGCGCGTTGAAGACGGGAATCCTGAGCACGGACACCAAAGTGAGCCATATTAGCCTCTGTGTAACGTGAACCTGCGACAGCATTGCGTTCAAGCCATACCTGCATAGCATAAGCAGTGCGGAAGTCATTAATGGAGACACTGGAAGCGTCAAAGAGAACCTCATCGATGTTCTCAATACGAAGCGCATGGTCGTCAGGATCAGTAAGGTGACGATAAGTACCGAAGGAAGGACCATTCTCGACCGCTCCCGCGGTCGGAAGAGTATCAGTAACACCCCAAGTAGAGCGAGATTGATCCAAATAAGTGACGGAACCGGTACCAGCTAAAGGCATAAGAACTTCAGCTCCACGCTGAGTAAAAGGAAGAGCCGATGTAAAATAGTCGGCCTGGTATGAACGAGTGCGAAGCTGTAACATCTTAACGGACTCCGTGTCCGACATAGGGCCAGAACCGAAAGGGAACGACTGACCATCGGCGAGACTGTTATCAAAATAGTCATCAGCGGTGTAATTACGATCACGGTAGTAATCGAACCATATACGCTGATAACCCATAAAAGGA